AGCGCGCGGCCGCACCACTACGAGGCCGAACTCCAGGGGGTGACGCCGTGACGCCGCCGCTCGAGCCCGAGGACCTCGAGTCCCCGAGCGCGCTCAAGCTCCTGATCGAGACAGCGACCAATGTCAAAAACCTCGGCCGGGAGATGGGCGAGATCAAGGGCGATCTCAAGTCCGTCGGGGCCGACGTGGGGACGCTCAAGACCGACATCGCCGTCTGCCTGACACAGGAGAAGGCTGTCGACGAGCTGAAGCGGCAGGTCGGGGACCTCGACAAGAAGGTCGATGACCTCTCTACGGCGACGTCGCTTCAGGCCGGTAAGGTCGCCGGCGTCGTCAGTGTGATCGGCTTCGTCGCGAGCATGTTTGCCCCGCTCCTGGGAGGTCGCTGATGGCCCGCGAACTCACCTTCGACGAGGCGATCGCGCTCCTGAAGAAAGTGCCCGAGCGGATCCGGCCCGAGGTCCTCGAAGCGCAGAACCTCAACGTCCTCCTCGTCGAGGGCCAGGCCAAGATCAACTGCGGGTACACCTCTGCGGACGGCCCGGCGCCGGCGACCATCCCCGGCTCCGCGTACGAGTCCTGCCCCTACGAGCACCCCCCGCACGAGGAGGGGACGCTCTGCCGTGGCAATCACGGCTGGGTCGAGGAGCTCTACGGCGGGGCCCAGATCAAGGGCCTGGTCGGCAACTCGGTCCAGGAGTACAACCTCTACGTCCACGAGGGAACCTCGGTCATGGGGGCCCGGCCGTTCCTCTTCGACGCGGTCCGGCAGCAGCGGGACAACATCACCCGGAACCTCTCGGCCGGCGTCGCGAAGGGCCTCGCCCGGGCCAAGCAGGAGGGAGGCGCGTGACGAACCCCGACCCCATCCCCGCGGTCATCGCGAAGCTCGAGGCCGACACCACGCTCCGGACCCTCCTCGGGGGGGCCGGCCGCGTTCGCTTCGGGCACCTCTCCCAGCACGAACAGATCCCCGGCGTCTACGTGACCGGCGGAACCACGAACACGTCAACCCCCGCCTTCGGCTACCGCGTGAGCCGGCTCCGGGACAACGACGACACAGTCCAGCTCGACGTGTGGGCCATGACCCCGGAGGCCGCGCTCGCCATCGCGAAGCGGCTCGACCCGGTCGTCTTCGACGGCATTTCGGGCCTGACACTCATTCACAGGGTCGGCGGCATGGACCCCGCACCCGACCCCGAACGGTCCGAGATCTGGCACGCCACGGCGCGGTACGCGTTCGAGTACAGACTGAGAGACACGATCTAAGGAGGAAACAACCATGACAATGGATCCCAACGAGAAGTTCAGCGGACAGGACGGCGCGATCTACATCGACGACGTCCTGATCGAGGTCGTCCAGGAAGCGAACTACACGGCGACGCGCGAGCCCATCAAGCGCGCCGTGATCGGGAAGTCGGCCGAGCTGCAGTACGACGGCCCGTACAACCCCGAGTTCTCCATGAAGTACATCCAGTCGGGCTTCGACCTCTTCTTCGCGGTCATGACCGACGCCCCGACGGTCGGCGAGGCCCACACCCTCCACGCCGGCATCGGCGACCCGACGACGACCCCCGAGCTCACCCCGATGACGCTGACCAGCTGCGGGGCCGCCTCGCGGATCGAGCTCAAGGCCCTGACCGCCCCGGTCACGACGGCCGGCACGATCACCCTCACGGGCACGGACGTCAACGACAAGCCGAAGGCGGAGATCGTCACCATCCCGGTAATGGCGACCGGTGGCGCGGTGAAATCGAAGGGCTTCTTCAAGACCGTCGCTTTCGCATCGTCGGCAGACTATGTCCAGGAAGGCGGAACCATGTCGATCTCCTCGATCGTCGGCGGCCGGACGGCGAAGCCCTCCCCGAAGTCGAAGCGGATGGTCGTCGTCATGGAGGCCACGAACTCGGCCGGCCTGAAGGGCATTCTCACAATCGCCAACACCTGGCCGATCACCCACGACTTCAGCATGAAGGGCGGGGCGACGGCGCTCATGGAGCCGACCACGAAGTTCGCGATCGAGGACCCGGACCGCGACATCTCCTTCGAGGAGACGAACGTCTGAGGTCGGAGAATGGCGGCGAAAAAGTCAGCACCCGGCGGGACCACTCCCCCCGCCACTCCCCCCGATATGGAGTCGATGACCCCGGCGGAGCGGGCAAAGTTCCTCTACAAGGCGTCGCAGCCCGCCCGCGACAAGCGTCGGGCCGATGAGGAGGCCGCACGCCGGGCCGAAGAGCAGGCCCTCCGGCTCCAGAACGAGCAGGACCTCGCCGAGCTCGCCATGCTCCGCAGGCGCGTGGTCTCCGCGTACGAGGACGTCCCGCTCTCGAACGGCGATACGATCCGCGTCCGGACCGGTCTCGCACAGGACGAGCTCGAGTATCTCATCACGCTCATCGCCGAGGCCGACCGCATCCGTGCTCAGGCTCGCACGGAGAAGCGTGCGCTCACCCCCGACGAGGGCGAGGCCATCGATGAGATCGAGCGGCGGAAGGTCGAGGTGATCACCTACAACGACCTCATCACGGCCGACTGGCTCCGTGAGCATCCGAACGACGTCCCGATCGTCGACCTCATGACCGCCTACCACCGGGTCATGCCCCTGATCGGTCAGGTGGCTGCAAAGCCCCAGGTGGCCGCCCGCTTTCGCGACCAGTAGGACCGGCAGGCGCTACGGCGCCATGCTGCACCACCTGGGGCTGACCGATATCGAGGCCTTCTGGCGACTCCCGGAGGCCTCGCAACGCTACTGGTGGGCCTACTTCGAGATGCCCGACTTCGACTGGAGCAGATAATGGTAGGCGTACTCGGCGAGGCGATGAACCTCGTCTTCAGCATCGTCGCGAAGGACGAGACCCGGGCGGGACTCGGCACGGCAACCGCCGGGCTGCGGACCGTCAAGGGCGCGGCCGACGAGGCCGGCAGCGCAGCCGACCTGATGTCGGGCAAGTTCGGACGGGCCGCAACCGCCATCGCCGCCTCCGCCACGGCCGTCGCGGGCGGCATCACGCTCGTCACGGCTCGGGCGAAGGAGGTCAATTCTCAACTGGACGCGATCGCCCTCTCCACGGGCAACTCCTCGGAGGAGATGCGGGCGCTCGCGAGATCCCTTCAGGACGTCTCGTTCTCCTACGACGAGGTCGTTCAGACATTCCAGACCGCCGAGAGTTACGGCGTGCGAGGAGGGGCGGCGTTCAAGCAGATCGCCTCCGATGCCGACACCCTCGCCGACGCGATCCACGCCTCCGCCCCCGAGTCGGCCGCCACGCTCCTGCAGATCGGTGAAGCCTTCGAGCTCAACGCCGGAAAAGCCGGCGAGCTCAAGGATGCGATCGCCGTCGCGGTCCGCTCCGGACAGACCGACCTCGGCGAGCTCGCACGGCTCACCGGACGGAGCGGTGAGGCGTTCGACGACCTCAACCTCTCGGCCGTAGACATGGTCGCGACCTGGGTCGCCCTCAAGCGCGAAGGAGCCGGGTCGAGGACCGCCCTCCGGGACATCGCACAGGCGGCCACCTCGGCCGCCGCCGCGCAGCAGACCTGGACCGACTCGATGGACGAGGCGATCGCCACGCAGGCCGACCTCACCGAGCGGATCGCCGACACCTCGGACCAGCTCGGCGACATGGGCCGGCAGATCGCGGCGTCCGAGCGCTCGATCGCCGACTACACCGAACAGATCGCCGAGCAGGAGCAGACCGTCGCCGATCTCGCGGCCGCCTACGAAGCGTCCACGACGAACACGGACGAGTTCGCGGCCGCCTACGCCCAGGTCACGGCTCAGGCAGACAGCCTGACCGCCTCCCTCGCCTCGGAGGAGCAGCAGCTCGCCTCCCTCGCCGGGCAGCTGGCCGAGGCCCGGCAGGCGCACGCAGACCTCACCGACCAGTACGCCTCGACCGCACAGGAGATCTCGAGGCTCGAGGCAGAGTACGCGACGGCCGTCACGGCCAACGACTACTTCGCCGAGGCGCTCGAACGGGCGACCTCCGACCTCGAGCGGGCCGAGGCCGCCTACTCCTCGAACGCCGATCGAATCGCCGACTACCGCGAGCAGCTCGTCGACCTCGACGCCGCCTATCAGGACCTCGTCGAGGACCAGGCCGACGCTGCCACGGCCATCGAGAGACTCCGGGTCGAGCAGGCCCGGCAGCTGACGACCGTCACCACGCTCGAGGAGGAGTACCGGCAGCTCGCTGCGTCGACCGAGATCGTGGACGAGGCCGAGAAGAAGCACGTCGCCGAGCTCGAGAGTCTGGAGAACCAGTACGACCGCGTCAGCGGGTCGCTCGACGACTACACGGAAAAACTCGAGAAGAACGCCCGGCAGCGCCAGGAGATCCTTCGGGACCTCGACGACGAGAACGAGACCCTCGCCGAGCTGCAGGCCGAGTACGACATGCTCACCTCTGCGCAGAACGCGCAGGGCGGGCAGCTCTACGTCGACCCGGCAACGATGGACGCGCTCCGGGAGAAGATCGAGGCGTCCAAAGAGCGCGTCGACGACCTCACCTATTCGGCGGGAGAGAACGCCGACCAGCAGAAAGACCTGACGGCCGACCTCGCCGCCGCCCGGGCCGAGCAGGCCCGCCTCGCGCAGGAGCTCGCGAGCACCCGTGCGAACACCGACTGGTATACCGAGGCCGTCACAAAGCAGGCCGAGGCGCTTGCAGCCCTCGGGGACCGTCTCGGCGATGCCCGGGAGCGGTACGCCGACTACAACGACCGGATCGACGACGCCCGGCAGCGGTTCGAGGAGTTCGCCGGCAAACTCGCCGACAACCGCGAGGCGGTCCAGCAGACGAACCGGGACCTCGCGACCGCGGCCGGGACGTCGAACGACCTCGCCACGGCCGTCGCCCGCGCCCGGCGAGACGTCGCCGAGTTCGGAGACGCCGCCTACACCGCGGCCGCAGGTCTCTCTCCCTACCAGGAGGCCCTCGCCAAAACACAGGATCGGGCACAGCGGGTGCAGGACGAGCTCGGCAATGCCCGGGACCGACTCGCCGACCTCGGGCAGCAGATCGCCGATAACGAGGGCTCGCAGGCGAAGCTCGTCTCGGATATGGAGACGGGTCGGCAGAAGATCGCCGACTACCGGACCGAGCTCGAGAAGGTCCAGTCCGAACTCCAGAAGTTCCGGGACGCGCACAAGGACATCGTCAAGGACGTCTCGCCCTTCGAGGAGGCACAGGCGCGGACGACGCAGAAGATCCAGGATGCGGCAACGGCGTACAAAGACGGCGTCGACCGTCTCGGGGACCTCAGGCAGGCCCGTGCCGACGAGGTCACGAACCTCTCCGAGTATCGTGAGGACTACGAGAAGCTGAATACGAAACTCCGCGACCACCGCGACGCCCTCGACGAGGTCATCGGAAAGATCCGGACCCTCAACGCCAATCCCCCAGGGGCACCGAAGGATGAGTTCTACCAGTCCCTCGGGCTCACCCCCGAGCAGATCGCAGGCATCAGACAAGAGCTCGAGCAGCCCGGCGCGGCCGAGAGGTTCGCCGGCGAGGAGAACAAGCGGTACACCACGGCAGACCAGGCGAAATCGTGGTTGGACAAACTGATCGTCGACCTGGGGACGACGCTCGAGCCGCTCGAGCCGCTCGCCTCCCTCGC